TATGAAACAACTTTGGGACCTGCTATAATGCATTTCGATAATGCTTTTCAGACAGCAGCAGGAAAGATTGGTATGCAATTCATGGATGGTAAGCAGCTTATTACCATCTATCGGGATAAACAAGATAGGATTAAGGTATCAGAGTCTGCTACAAATGAACAGAAAGGGAAGGCTATGGCTCAATATCTTAAACGTGAATCTTGGTATTCAAAGGGGATTATCCAAACGAAGGAGAATCAAAATGTGTAATTGCATTGGAGCAGGGCACTGTAAAGATTGCTATCCGGTTCAGATAAAGCAAGAAGAAGAGAAGAAAAGGAAGCATACTTATATTCTTGATGGAGCTCTTCATTGGTATTGTTCAGTTACCAAAGATTCTAATGGGGTAACAAAGAGCTTTAAGACAATCTTTTATCATGATATTACTTGGTGTTAAAGATATGCGCACTTATGAAATCCAGGGTTGGTGTGCAGGAATAAAAGTTTCTCTTCGAGAAGGAAGAGAGATTCTTTATCATCCTCCTCATTTAAAATGTGATAGAGAATATTATAATAGATGGCAAAAGGATATTATTAAAACAGTTGCGAAAAGAGAAGGGTCTGTTGCTGTTGTTTCAGTTAATACTTCTGAGAAATATCTAATCTCTTTTCTACGTAAATATAAATGGAAGCCGGGGCCTCTTATGAAGAACTGGATACATAATGGAAGAAATACTCGTCTGTACTTTTTTCAAATCCCGAAAAAGGAATATGATAATGTGGAATTGAATTGGTAGATTCTTATTTCCTTCTGTGTATCGTAAAGGGATAAGTGAAGGATATCTTCTTTGTGAAGATATGGTAAATTATAAAATTAAAAAGAATTATCCAATGCAATATGAGGAGATGTTCGAGAATCTTCTTGCATGAAATGAATATTGGAGAATGTTATGTGGAACAATCTTGGTAAGATTCTATTTCCTACATTATATCTTCAAGGATATAAGAAAGGATGGGAAGAATGTGAGGGGCATGTGATAGAGAGGGTCGGTCACAGCTTCCCAAAATATAAGAGCAGGATATTGAATACTCTCTTGGTTTAAGAATATGGGTAAGCCGCAGTAAGGCATTGCGCATTAAGCTCCTACTTTTGACAATTTAATGGCATGATATCCCATGTACTGAGCCTCTAGCAGTGACAGATATCATAGGGAGTTGGATTCTCCCCTTACCCTCCTGAATTCTGCTGTATCTTACGCTATGTTATATAGCGGGATTGCTACTATACTGACAGGGGTATAGTCTATAGATAATGCAAGAGCAAGAGTCATTCTGTAGATTGGTAAGTAATCCTCAGATGAAAATTCCAACAGGCAGTAGCACTTCAAGATTGCATATCCTGTCATTGCGAGAGTGGTGGAATTGGCAGACACAAGGGACTTAAAATCCCTCGCTTATGGCATACGGGTTCGATTCCCGTCTCTCGCACCAATTTTTTTAACTTAAAGGATTAACCAATGAATGCAATTGTTCTTTATCCAAAATGCTCTAGCGAATCTGCTTTGAAGCTGGCTAAAGCTCTCAAATGTGAGGCTGTAAATCCATTTGATATTGGAGAAAGGGATTTTACTGAATATGATTTGGTAATTAACTACGGATGCAATCGAAAGATTGCAGTTAATAGGGTGATAAATAGATATCAAGCTGTAGCAAAATGTGTCGATAAGGTAAAGACATTTAAAGTCTTTAATGAACATGATATTCCCACTGTCGAATGGGTAACAGAAAAAGAAAATATCCCTAAGCATTGGAAATATATTGTCCTTCGTAAAGAGGGGAAGGAGCTGCAAATAGTGGGCTGGACTATTTGCACAGGAATAAGCGAAAAGATGCTCCTATTCTTCCCTTATACACGGAATACTTCGATCATATGAAGGAGTTTCGTATTGTCATTCTATTTGAATTCATCTTCTGCTATGAAAAGGTTCTTAAAGGGGATGAATGGCATTTCATTTGGAGGAACTATAAATACCTCGACCCTGTAGGGAAAGCTTGTTATGAAGCTTCTAAAGCTCTTGAGATAAACTACGTGGGGTTCGATGTTCTTATGAATGAGAATAATGAATTTGTTATTCTTGAAGCCAATTCTGGCCCTATCATTACTGATGAAGTAATTGATGCATTTAAGAAAATTATTTTATAGGAAAGTAAAATGGGTTATCCTGTATATGATAAATATAGAACCGAAATAGAAAAAGATTGTGAGAGTATTGAAGCTGCATTTTTAAAACGAAAAGAAAGACCAACAAGTACAGAAGCTGCAAATCATTATATGTTTTTCGATGGGAAGGGGATTCATTCAAATTTTAATACTGTTTGTTTTGCTAATTGTACTGCTCCCCTTATCGAGACCCTCATTCTCTATGTGAATCAACATGAAGTATCCCCTCAAAAGAGAAAGCTTTTAGCGTATTTTAATTGGGTGATCAAGAAATCTCCTTGGAGACATGCTTTTTTTAATCAGAAAGATGTTGCTTCTCAATTAAAAAATGGCTTCTACATGAATACAGAAAAGAATAGCAGATATGTAGTAGCAGCCATGTGCGCTATGAGGCATGGATGGGAGTTTGAGAATTTTCTTGATTCTTTTTATTTTTTCAAGAGAAAGAAATTCTCTCCTGAATTCTCTTTTATTCTCTCTAATATGTTTAATAAAGATGGACATGTCTCTTGCCCCAATACAAACCATGCTACATTTGAATATAATTCTCTTCAGAAAGAAATGGTGACAAATTTCAAGAATTGTTATATGTCCTTTATTGGGAACGATGTCCCTATGAATAAGAATGCTAGGGTTTATCGAGGAACTTTTACTTTGTTTAAAACTGGAGAGTCTCCTTTCTTTAGCACGGCATTTAAAGAGTTTCAAGTACAAAGGAAGGCTGGATGGGATAGTTATTCAAAATATGATTTTAACAATCCTGAATTTATTGAAGCTTTAAAGGAGTGGGATAAATGAAAATCAAAACCGCAGAACTCATCCGCAAGCCGTTAAATTGGGCGGTGGCGGTGTGTGAAGGCACAGTGGGGCAAAAGCCACAATGTTGCTTTGAATGTAAACATCTTGAGGTACGAAGTACCAACGAAGATGATGACAACTTCTGCACCCACCCAGCCGGGGGTGGGTGGACTTTAATGGAAGGATGGGGTGCAGCTGTTGGCGTGCATTACGGAATCCATGATTCCTGCCCCATTACTGCAACGACTGCGGAACCATACTCAACCGACTGGGCGCAAGGCGGGCCAATTATTGAGAAAGAAGAAATCCAATTGAGTTCTTCACCACACAGCGAAGGTTACTGGTGGTATGCTCAATGTATGGGAAGTACAAAAGAATTCGCTGGCCCTACTCCGCTTATAGCAGCAATGCGTTGCTATGTCGCGAGCAAGCTCGGGGACGAAGTGGATGTGCCGGAGGGGTTGCTATGAAAGTACATATCATATCCCCAAATTCCCAATACATTACAATGTTTGTTAATGTAGGGCACAATTTAGTTTTTCGTATTGAAGAGGCTGATCTAGTATGTTTTACTGGTGGAGAAGATGTAACCCCCGAACTATATGGGGAAAAGGTCCATCCATATACAGGAAATTCTCCTGCAAGAGATAGGGCAGAGAAGCAATTATTTGAGAAAGCTCTTTCTCTCTCCATTCCAATGGTAGGTATTTGTAGAGGGGGGCAATTCCTTAATGTAATGAATGGGGGGAGAATGTTTCAACATGTAACCAATCATGGAGGTAATCATATTCTTAGGGACGTAGATACAGGGCAAGCTATAAAGGTTTCTTCTACCCATCATCAAATGATGCGGGCAGGGGAATTAGGGACGGTCATAGGCATCGCAAATGAATGGGGCAATAAAGAGTATATGCCAAAAATTCTTGATGAAGAGCATGCACCAATCCCATATTTGCATCATGAGCCTGATACAGAAGTTGTGTATTACCCAAATACGAAATGTCTTTGTTTCCAACCCCATCCAGAATTTCCGGGATATAAAGAAATGACTGAATATTTCTTCTCTCTTGTAAATAGTCTTCTTTTAACTAAGTAGGAAATTGATATGTGCGGACTTGTAGGAGCAGCAGGGAATCTAGATATTAAAGACGAGAATTGCGCTAAACAACTATTAGCAATCGATGCAATTCGAGGGAGTGACAGCACAGGAATTGCTGTTATTAATTTTAAGAACGATATAAATCTTGTTAAACAAGTGGGTGATCCTTATACTCTTATGGAGTATCCCAAGTTTAAACAAGCATTCGTAGGGCTTACTAAATGCATAATCGGGCACAATAGGTACGCTACTACAGGGAAAGTAAATAGGAACAATTCCCATCCCTTTGAATTCAATACTCTTATTGGAGCTCATAATGGGACACTCACAAATAAGTGGGAGCTAAATAATCATCAGAGATTCGATACAGATAGTGAAGCCCTTTATCACAATATCGAAGAACAAGGTTTAAAGCCCACTATCGAAATGGTTAATGGAGCATATGCTCTTGTTTGGTACGATAAAGAAGAAGACTCAATTAATTTTCTAAGAAATAAAGAGCGTTCTTTATTCATTGTTTTTTCAAAGGATAAAAAGAAACTCTTTTGGGCATCAGAAGAATGGATGCTTTATGGCATCTTAGGAAGAAATGGGATTGAGATTGAAAAACCTATTTCTGTTGTAGAGGATTATCATTATTGCTATAAACTCCCTTTTAGGGAGGATATTTTTGATAAAGGGCGATTACAAAAGATTGAACAAAAGCAAAAAGGAGGAGGGATAAATTTTTTTCAAGCGGCTGGGGGTGGTCGCTGGATTGATCGGAAAAAGAATAACGTCACCCCCATTACTGGAACTCGTAAATCTTTAGCTGAACTCCCTAATCTTGATAAGGATATTTTAAACTTTACAGTTTGCTCTAATGGAATGAATGAGCATGGAGCAAAGTTTGTTCAACTATCCTGTAGCAAATATCCTAATCATTTCTTTAGAGTTTTTACAAAGACCGATGCGGAATCTGAAAAGATTATCAAGCATAATAATTGGGAAGCTGCTATTAAAGGGGCCGAATACTCTAAAGTAATTGGAGCTTTCTATAAGCTTGATTACAACTCATTCAGAATGAAGGGAGCAAGTAATATAAGCACCTTTCTTCAAAAGAAGAAGGGGTTTAAAGGAGAAGAAATTTCAGCATCAATGTTTTATGAGTCTTATAAAGATTGTTGCTGGTGTTCTTCCCCTGTATATTTTAGCGAGGAGTTTCGTATAGTATCAGAAAAAGATTGTTTATGTGCTGAATGTGCTGATGATGTTGAAGTTAAACAGTATCTCCCTAATCTCTTTAGAGGATAATTTATGAATCCGCTCTTAATTTTTAAACTGCTTTCTCGTATTCCTAAAGCTGTTATCCCAAACAATGAAAGGAATAAGAAAGAGAGCAAAAAAGAAAAGAAGTATTTATTTGTTTCTACAACTTATCATGAAGTGGTTGATCCTAAAACCGGGGAATCGAAAGTATTTCTCAAAACACATACCTATCGTAATCCTGATAGGAAAGCTAGGAAAGAAAGGAGGAAGTGATGACTGTTTTAGTAGGTTGTGATCCAGAAGTGTTTGTAAGACAAAATGGGGTATTCAAATCTGCTCATGGATTAATTCGGGGAAGTAAGAAAGACCCTTATCCCGTTAGTAAAGGGGCTGTTCAAGTTGATGGGATGGCTCTTGAGTTTAATATCAATCCTGCTAGTTCTTCAGAGGAGTTTATCCTTAATGTTCAGGAAGTATATGATACACTTTGTAAGATGGTTCCTGATTATGAAGTGGTAGCTTCTCCTGTGGCTGATTTTGATGTTGCTTATATGAAGGCTCAACCTAAAGAAGCTCTTGAACTTGGTTGTGATCCTGATTTCAATGGGTGGAAAGGGGGAGCAAATCCAAGTCCGAAAGGGAATCGGCCTTTCCGCACAGCAGCAGGGCATATCCATATCGGATGGACTGAGAATGAAAACGTTCAAGACCCTCAACATTTTAATCGATGTTGCCATATGGCTAAGCAAATGGATTTCTATTTAGGGCTCCCTTCCATAGCTTATGATAAAGATAATCGTAGGCGGGAGCTTTATGGAAAAGCAGGGTGTTTTCGCCCTAAGCCTTATGGCGGGGAGTATCGAACTCTGTCTAATGTTTGGCTAACTTCCCAGAAAATCATGGAATGGATTTTTAATAATGTGCAGATAGGTATGGCTACTTTGATGGACGGTCATCTCCTCGCTGAGAAATATGGGGATATCCAGCAAATTATCAATACTTCCGATTGGGAGTCTGCCAAAAAGATTATTGATGCTGAGAGTATTGAGGTTCCAAATGTATGAAGATATTAGCTATGATGATTTGAATATTCTCTTGTCAAAATCGGTTATCCTTTATGCAGATAAACCGGTTTATGTCTCTGATATTAATTATGATAAGGTCTTAGACTTAAAATTCTTTTCAAGAGAGAAAGGCAAATCCGTTCCCTTAAATGATCCTCTTCTAAATTTCACTCCAGTAAAACTTGGCATGTGTAATCATGGAGGTGCTGCTTTTTATCTTTGCAGGGTTCCAGCAAGGCAATGGTGTCAAGGGCTAAGCGAAAAGACTTTGAGGATAACTGATTTTAGTCAAAGCAATAAAGGAGTTGCAAAGGCTGAAATCGCAAAGCTAAAAGCAAAAGGATTGGCTTCGTGTATTTTAGGGGAGTATGAAACTCTTGAAAAAACTATAGATGTTCTTCAAAGAGAAGAAAACGTAGTAAGTATGGCATTCTCAAGAGAATTTGCTTTGGATAAAGAAATGAATCTTTATTTTAAACAGGATAAGGTGGGAATGTATGATGTTGATGCGAATCGCCCTATCTATCTTAGCAGTAAGAAATATCTTAAGGAGCTTCTAAATGCCCGAGATTGAACTAGTAGAATTCCATATCCCTCTCGAAGAAAGACATGTGCGTGCTGTAATACCTCCTGCCCCAAGGGTTCAAGGGCTCCCCATCCATATGTACGGTTTTGGATTAGAAAACCCCCCTCCTCCTAAGGAACTCCTTGGGGAATTCATGCAGGCAGTTGATGATATGGCAGAGAAATTTCCTGATCCTCTCTTTCATCCTATAAAGCTTATGGGACTTTTTGGTGAAGAAGTCCCTAAAAAGGAAAAAAGAAAAGCCCTTGAAAAGAAACAAGAAGCAGCTCCTCAAAATCCCCCTACTATTCGACAATTTCTAGGTTTTAATAAGAAGGGGGATTTAGGGGTTGAAGTGGAAATTGAAGGAGAGAATCTTTTAGTAAAGAATCCTTTTTGGTTAGCTAAAAATGATGGGTCTTTAAGAGGGGGAGTTGAATTTATACTCCATCATCCCCTTTCCCTACAAGAGAGTAAAGAAGTAATCCATTCCTTAAAAGAAGAATTACGAAAAAATAAAGCAATTATCTCTTTCTCTTTTAGGACTTCTATTCATGTGCATGTTAATATTTTAGAGTTGACAAAAGAAGAATTAGTTTCCTTTCTCTATCTTTCTCATATCCTAGAAGATGCTCTTGTTAATTATTCAGGGGAAGAAAGAACAGGGAATCGTTTCTGCCTTAGAACGAAAGATGCTGAAGATAAATTTTTTCAATTAAAGAGCTTCATTACTGCCCCTCCTATAAAACCTTTTAATGAGGGTCTCTCTAAATATACTGCAATTAATCTTGCTTCAATTGCAAATTATGGTAGTATTGAATTCCGCTCTATGCGGGGTACTCTAGATGAAGAAGTGTTATTCCCTTGGCTTGATGTTCTTATTTCTTTACGAGATAAGAGTAAAGAGCTTTCTTTAAAAGAAATTTCAGAAGGAATAAAAAGAGGGTCTGTTGAAGTTGCTCAATATATCTTTGGGGAGCATTTTTCTAAATTCAATTATCCTGATTTAGTAAAGGATATTGAAGAAGCTCATTGTAGGTTGATTGAGATTCCTTATTTGAAGATTGGGATGTAATATGGAAATAAATCTTCCTGTGATTCCTGGCTCTCTCCTTACACAGCCAGCATGGGTAATTCGTGCTTGTAGAGATTGTGCTATCGATGCAGTAATGATTGCCAAAGAAAAAACAAGAGAGCGAGCTGCTCAAATCATTGAAGGGCAAGACGTTGATCCAACATTCAAGGCTCGTATGGCCCATGCTATACGTTCAATGGAACTTTAAAATGGAAATTAAACTACCGCCAACTCAAATCATACCAACATCCTTATATGGGCAGCTATTGGCAGAGCGATTACGAACTTATGCTATTGAGGCTGTGGAGCTTAACCGCAAAGCTATCCGGCAAGAGGTATTTGAGGAACTTGAAAAGGGATTTCATGAAGTATTCGGGGCAGAGCCAATTTCTCTTTCTCATAAAAATTTATGGGACTATGCAAAGTGGGGCTATTCTGCCGGAGCCGCAGCAGAACGGGTAAAGATTAAAAATGGATAAAAGATTTACAAGAATTAATCCAAGACTATGCAGGGGCAGAGGTTATGGTGATGAGCCCTCATTAAAATATATTATTGAGCATTATTATCGATCTTATGGTTTTGATTTGGATCAGTCACAAAAATTCGCAGAAAAATATGTAAAAGCATGGATAAAGAAAGAAAACTTAATGAAAATTGAAGAATAAAATGAAACTATTTCTACTATCTCTAGTCTTACTCTCTGGATGTGCCTCTAATCCTCTCTATACTGTAGCTGAAAAACAAGTGGAAGGGTGGCCTCAAGATATGAAAATTACTGTACATGAGAATGCTGGATTCTGGAAAGTACAGGAGAAATGCTGGGGATTCCTCCCTTGGTATAGGAAAGCTTTAGGGAGTGTTGTCTATCAATGTACTGTAGCAAATCTCCCAGAGAATACTTGTGATATCTATACAATCTTTGGAGGGGCTTCAGAACATGAGTTGAGTCATTGCAAGGGGGTGGACCATGATGGGGCACTTCAAGAATATTATAATCGATGGAAAGGCAGTTGTGTTGTAGATTGCTAATATGGCTAAAACATTTCTAATCGGGGATACCCATTTTGGGCATTCCAATATAGTTAAATTTACAAGAAAAGATGGGACTTTCCTCCGTCCTTGGAGGAACATACTAGATCATGACCAAGCTTTAATTGAGAATTGGAATAAGGTTGTTCAGCCTTGTGATAAAGTATATCATCTTGGGGATGTGGGATTTAAAAATGCTACATACATTATAATGGTTTTACAAAGTTTGAATGGGACAAAAGTTCTTATAAAGGGTAATCATGATGTTCATAAACTTTCTCAATATACTCAAATATTTAAAGATGTAAGAGCATATCACCAACTGAATAATATATTCCTAGCACATATCCCTATCCATCCTGATTGCTTAGACCGATGGAGGGGGCAAGTCCATGGGCATACGCATGCAAATAGTGTTATGTTAAGAAACTGGCTGGACGATCCTATCTCTCCTGATAAGAGATATATGAATGTATCCTGTGAGCAAATTAACTATACCCCAATTGATTTTGAGAAAGTAAATGAATATTTTAAGTGATGAGGATATGAATGAAAATAACTAAATTTGGTATATTCTTTGAAAATTACCAAGGGGCTTCCCCCGGAATCGACTTTTCATCTTTTACGGATAAAGACGGTGCTACGCTATTAATAGATACAGCCACACTTGTCCGTATGTATGAGTTATGTAAAGTTGATCTTACAAAACGACATGGCTGGGCAGCAGTTATGGATAAATTGGAATAAAGGAGATATATAATGTGTGAATGCGATAAGAGTAAAGAACTTCTGGATGCCATTAATAGGCAAACCCGTTTACTCCAAGAGATAGAAGATGCCCGTATACGGGATTTGCGTGATGAACGCAGAACAAATGATATCGTTGATCTTCAGCGAAGAAAAAATGCTAACCAACAAGCATGGTTAGATAAATATACAAATAGTAGAAGGTGAATTAGTACGTATTAGAGGAAAAGGAGAAATATGTCAGGAAGTGTAGTAGATCGAATGGCACACGAAACAGATACATGCCATTCTCGTAAAGGATTAAATATCTTCTCTAATGATGACGGAACATACAGTGGCTTTTGTTTCGCATGTAAGACTTATGTGCCTAATCCTTATGAAGATAAACCTAAAGGGTATCTCCCTCCGGTAGGATTTAAAAAGACCCCAGAAGAAATTCAACAAGAACTTAGGGCAATAAATCAATTCAAATCCTTTGAGCTTAAAGATAGGAAGCTCAAGCAATCAACATTAGAGTATTTCGGTGTAAGAGTGTCTGTTTCAGAACAAGATGGGGAAACCCCTGTTGCCCACTATTACCCTTATAAAAGGGGGGCTGAATTAACTGGATATAAATGTAGGTTGATTGAAACAAAGAAGTTCTGGGGTATTGGCAATGTAAAGGATGCAGACTTCTTTGGGTGGGAAAAGGCTATACAAACTGGCAGCAAACGCCTCTATATCACTGAAGGTGAGATTGATGCCATGGCTTTATACCAGATCATTGACGAGGGCACGAAAGCCGAATACAAGGAGATTAAGCCTGCTGTAGTAAGCTTAATTAATGGGAGCAGTTCAGCAGTAAGGTCGGTCAGCAAGTTTGCTAAAGAGATTCGTCAGTATTTCAAAGAAGTGGTATTAGTTTTTGATATGGACGAGCCGGGACAATTAGCCGTAGAGCAGGTAATGGTAGCCTTTCCTGAAGCTATCGTAGCTGCACTACCAGCTAAGGATGCTGGGCAATGTTTAGCCGAAGGAAGAAGTAAGGCTTGTTTTAATGCTTGTGTGTTTAATGCGAAGAAGCCTAAGAATACAAGGCTTATCCTCGCTGATGAACTCTTTGAAGCTGCTAAGAAAGCTCCCGAACATGGGTTCCCTTGGCCTTGGAAACATTTGAATAAAGTTACCCGAGGCATTCGTTTAGGTGAAACTATTTACATCGGAGCTGGTCAAAAGCAGGGAAAGAGTGAAGTTGTTAATACTTTAGCTGCTCATTTTATTAGGGGGTTAAATTGGAGGGTTCTTTTAGCAAAGCCAGAGGAGGCAAATGTCAAGACTGTTAAAATGGTTGCGGGGAAACTTGCTGGTAGGATATTTCATGATCCTGATGTTGCTTTCGATGAGCTGGCATATCTTGAGGCTATTAAAGAGATGGAAGGAAAGCTTCTTCTCTTAAATCTCTATCAGCATGTAGGATGGGAAACATTAAAAGCAGATATCAGAGAAGCAGCTCAAGAAGGATGTAAAGCAATTTTTATTGATCCAATTACAAATCTTATTAATGGAGTGAATTCAGCAGATGCTAATACAAAACTACAAGAAATTGCCCAAGAACTCTCCTCGATGGCCCTTGATCTTCATGTGGTTATCTTTATATTCTGCCATCTCAGAAACCCTGATGCTGGTCCTCCCCATGAACGAGGAGGAGAAGTTCTCTCTTCTCAATTCGCTGGTAGCAGGGCAATGGCTCGATCTTGTAATCTTATGCTTGGTATTGAAGGGAATCGAGACCCCAATCTCCCAAAAGAACAAAAGAACATCCGAACTTTAGTCTTGCTTGAAGATCGGGAATATGGGGAAACTGGGAGATTCCCTTTATATTGGGATTCTGTAACAGGATTATTTAATGAGATTGGAGAATAAGGATGAAATACAGAATCATTTGGATGCCCAACTCTACAAAAGAGGGCTATTATATTGCTCAATATAAATCTTTCATATTCTGGAAAACTTTGAAAAACTCTTTTTGTGGATATGATTGTACCATAAGTTATGAAACCCATTTCCCCTCTTATGAAGAAGCCCTTTTCGCTGTAAAAGAAGAAATCAATTCTTTACTTTTGCTCAAAAGAGTTTCTAGAGTCGTAAATGAAGGGAGATATCCTTAATGGATAAAATAATTGAGGTATATTATCGGATTAATTATAACAAGCTTGTAAAAAGCCTGATGTTCAAATGCTTTGGGATAAAAGAAGATGCAGAAGATATTGTGCAAGAAGCTTTTACTAGGGCATTGAAATATAAAGGGAGTTTCGATAAGAATGGTTCTTTAAAAAATTGGTTCAATAGAATTCTCTGGAATTCCTATAAAAATTGGAAGATAGAAAAATACCATCATCCAGATATGGAGGAATTAGATGAAGAATCCCCCGGATTTTCTCTTGAGTCTCTTTCACGAATGGAAAAAGTTAAAGATGTTTTTCAACATGTAGAGAATGAAGAAGAGGGAGACAAGGAGATTTTAATTCTTTATTTTAAAGAAGGATTCTCTAAAAAGGAAGTCTCTCAAATAACTAATAACTCTTATACCTCTATTACTCGAATTGTAAAAAGATTTAAAAAGAAAGCTCAAAATCTAAATGAAAATTTGTATCGGGGATATTGAAGCAAATGGCCTATTAGATACAGCTACTAAACTTCATTGTGCGGTATTTAAGGATATTACAACTGGAAGAATCTATAAATTCTGGCCTTGGGAGGGGGCTGATTATATCAAGCAGCTTCTTGACTTCTTAAATACTGTAGATGTATTAATAATGCATAATGGAATCGGATATGATTGGCCTTTACTGGAGAAACTCTATGGATACAAGTACAAAGGGCAACGAATTGATACTCTCACAATGTCTCGCCTTCTCAATCCAAAACGCAATGTTCCTCTCAATTGCCCTAATAGAAATGTGGGGCCTCATAGCGTTGAAGCATGGGGATGGAGAGTAGGAAGGGGGAAGCCAGAGCATAAGGATTGGGAGAAATATTCCCCAGAAATGCTGCATCGTTGTACAGAGGATGTAGAGATACAACATCTTATCTTTCAAGCACTTGAGAAGGAATATACCGGAAAAAATTGGAAGAATGCTTTTAAACTTTCATTTAAGTTGTTTGAATATCTTCAGAAGCAAGAGCAGTATGGTTGGTTAGTTGATAAAGAGCACATGCAGAAATGCATTCATCAGCTCGATCATTGGATAGCAAGAATAGATCGAGCACTAGATAAGCATTTACCGATGGTGGTAGATGTTCTTGAAACGAAAGTAAAAGGAGAATATAATTATGTCAAAAAGCCTTTTCTCAAAAGTGGCGAGTATTCAGAAAGCGTTAGTAGTTGGTTTGTTCAAAACGGCTTTAGTCTTGGGTCTCATTTGGTTGGTGGTTGTTTTAGCAGAATCAATATTAGAAAAGTTGATTTAAATTCAAATGAAGAAACAAAAGAATTTCTTATTAAAGAAGGATGGGAACCTTTAGAATGGAATACAAATGATGCGGGAGAACGTACCAGTCCCAAGCTTAGCAAGGATGACCCATTTGAGGGCATTAATGGAGGAGTTGGTCGCCTCGTTGCCAAAAGGGTACAATGCAGACAGCGTAAATCAATCGTCGAAGGGCTACTTAATCTTATACGGCCTGATGGGAGAATTGCATCAATCATTAACAACCTCGCTACAACAGCTAGGGCAACTCATAGAGGAATCGTAAATATTCCTAAAGCTACAAGCTTCTATGGCAAACAGATGCGAAAGATATTTACTAGCAAAGAAGGATTTGTATTAGTAGGTACAGACTCTGATGCTTGTCAGTTAAGAATGCTTGCTGGTAGAATGGGGAGTCAAGAATATATAGAAGCTATTTGCAATGGAGATAAGAAACTTGGAACTGATAACCACAGCCTTACAGCTAAAATCGGAGCTCTTGAATCGAGAGACATTGCAAAGAACGTTATGTATTGTTTGCTCTTCGGAGGAGGAGATGCAAAACTTGCTAAGACTGCTAAAAAGCCTGTCGGTTCTGGAGCAGAGCTTCGGGATAAGCTCTATAGGGGACTCGATGGATTAGGGGAATTAGTAGAAAAAATTACATTAGAGTGGAAATCTCATGCTAAAAAGAGGTATAATTCTAAATGGAATAGGGTGGAATACTACGATGGATGGATAGAAGGGCTTGATGGTAGGCCAATATATGTTCCATATGAACATCAGATTTTAGTATATCTCTTGCAATCAGACGAAGCTGTCATGATGCAAGTTGCTTATTGTAAGGTTCATCAACTGCTTGAAAAAGAAGGATATATTTATGGAGAAGATTACGGAACAGTCTGTTGGTATCATGATGAATTCACCATCGAATGTAGAGAGTCCATCTCTCCTAGAGTTGCACAATTGTCTGAATTCAGTATCGCTTGGGCAGGGGAGTTCTTTAAAATCCCTTGTCCGCATGTTGGACAAGCAAAGATTGGTAAAGACTGGTATGCCATCCATTAAACTAGAGGAGGAGATCGATGAGTTACAATCAGAAAGTGTAAAACTACGGAATCAAATGGATAAGCTAGAAGAGAAAGAAGCAAAGATTGCTGAGAAGATCAGCATGAAACGGAAGCAACTCGATACACAATTGCAGTTTAATTTTAATTAAGGAATCCGAATAATGCTAATAGAGTATTTTTTAGCTTTTTGTGCGGGATTTACTATTACGAGTTTTGTATTATTGATATTTTTCTTTTTTAATTAAGAGGAGCTAAGTAATGGCATTGAATAGTAATAAGATTAAGGGTGGTGGTGTAGATCAGCAAGTAGTCGATCCCGGTGTATATCCTTCTAGGATTGTTCAGATCATCGACTTTGGTTTGCAGCCACAGCGTCCTTATCTGGGGCAAGATAAACCCCCAGCCAATGAGATTGGCCTCACTTATGAACTTGTGGATACATTCATGGTTGATAAGGATGGCAAAGAAGATGTTACTAAGCCACGTTGGTTGAGTGAAATTATCCCCCTTTTTAATCTAAAGGCTGATAAGGCTAAGAGCACACAGCGATATAAGGCTGCTGATCCGAATAACAATTTTAATGGGGATTTTAGTAAGCTTATCGAAACTCCCGTTAATGTTTCTGTTGTGCATAATAAGCAAGGAGAGAAGCTTTGGGTTAATGTGGCGAGTATCTCTGCTATGCGTCCAAGGGATGCAGATAAGTGTCCTAAACTTGTGAATCTTCCAAAAGTATTCGATCTGGATGAACCTAATCTAGAAGTATTTAGGAAGCTACCTGAATGGATGCAAGAGAAGATTAAGAAAAATCTTAATTTCAATGGAAGTAAGCTTCAAGCTGCATTAGGAATCGAAGCAGAAGAGTTTGAAGAAAAGAAGCCAATTCCTGCAAATGATAAGGAAGCTATTTCTGATGACAAGCCTTGGGACTAAGCTTTTAAACATAAGGCATAATGGAATCGGTTATGAGGTGTTTAATAAAGACTATTTTTATTTAGGGGATATTGTAGCAAAAGAAGATGGATTTTATGATTGGTGGCCCGAATCTTCCAATATAAGAGGTTGTTGGCCTGCCCCTCTTTTAAGGGAGTTAGCAGATACTCTTGATGAACTGAATGCTTCTTGGCAGAAAACGATGGATGAATATTTTGAGAAGGTTGGTAAAGTATAATGACTATTGATTCTGATTTCGGTTTAGCTGAAATTAAACAAGAAGGAAAAACAGGCCCTTTTGATGGTTCTTTAAAAAAGATGGGTAAATTTGAAGAACCTTCTGTTCCAACAACTTATGTTGAAAGGCAAGTTCCTGTTCTTCTTGAGGAAGATGCACATAAGTTAATTGATGATTTTTTAAAATCAAATGGATATAACCCTAACGATCTATGAATATCTACGTAAATAACTTTTATGGTAAAGAAGATTTAATTCGAGAGTTTGATCTTGAAGATAGTGATCTTGATGGTGTGGAGATTATTTTTGCTGATTATACCTATGGGGATTATGAAGGAGACGCCACAGTAATTTTTAGCAAGAATAAAAAACTTTATGAAGTTAATGGTTATCACTGTTCTTGCTATGGGCTTGAAGGTCAATGGGACCCTGAAGAAGTCTCTCTTGAAGAAATCAAACATCGTACTGAAAAGGGTCTTCTAAATGAAGATATTTTAGAACTTGTAGAGAAATATGAAGCCTCTCATTGACGGAGATATTTTTCTCTATGAAGTAGGTTGGGGGGCAGAAACAGGTTGGAAAGCTGTTAAGGGGTGGGTCAAGGGGGATGAGCCCCTTGATCCCCCTCCTTTCGACTATGTTGCTGAATTGCTTGATAATAAGATAGCAGACATCTGTGGAAAGGTTTTTGCCTCATCTCCTCCTACAATATTTATTTCAGGGAAAGATAATTTCAGAGAACAAATTGCTAAGAAAAAGGGGTATAAGGAGAATAGGGCTGATGTTGTTAAGCCCTTTCATTATGCCAATATCAAAGCTTATTTGCAAACTCGATATGAATGTATTGTTGTAGATGGGATGGAAGCAGACGATGCAATGTGTATTGAGCAGATGAAAGGTTTTATGCCTTTCCCCCATCACAATCATACAATCATCTGTTCTAGAGACAAGGATTTAAAACAATGCCCCGGATGGCAATATTCTTGGGAGCTTAATAAGCAACCAGAATGGGGTCCTTTCTTTGTATCAGGATTTGGAGAAATTGAATTAGCTAAAGACCGAAAGAAGATTGTAGGACACGGGGAGAAATTCTTCTATTCTCAAATGCTCACTGGGGATGTAGTGGACAATGTCCCCGGAGTCCCCGGAATGGGGGCTGTAGGGGCTTATGAACTACTGGTTGATACCCAGACCTCACTAGAAGCAGAAGAAGCCGTTGCAGAGGCTTATAGAGGCTTCTATGGGGATTCTTGGAGGGAAGAGATGTTAGAGCAAGGACAGCTCCTTTATATGGTGAGGGAATTAGATGAAGAAGGGAAGCCTATTATGTGGAAGATGAAAAATGAAGATGATAATAGCAGGAAGCCGATCGATTAATGACTATCCGCGAATAGTAAAAATTTTAGAAAAACATAAACACGAAATAACTGAAATTGTTTGTGGATTAGCAGCAGGAGTTGATAATCTCGGAAAAAGATATTCTGAAATTAATAAAATTCCATTAAAAGTGTTCCCTGCTGAATGGGAAAAGCATGGGAAATCTGCTGGTTATAAAAGGAATTTACAAATGGCAGAATACGCGGATGCACTCATTGCAGTATGGGATGGCAAATCAAAAGGGACAAAACACATGATTGATATTATGCAAAAGAAATTAAAACCTGTATTTATTTATGTATAATGGAGGAAAATGGACAGAAGCAAGATTCGCAAGCTTTATCAAGAGTGCCCTTAGAGCAGCTTCCCAACGATGGCCTCAGAAATATATTGCCCTCTCTAGCGCGAAGAGAGGAAAAAGAATTAACAAAGATACTGGAAGAATTGCAGAACATTATGAGTGCTCTTTATGCCATTGCGAATTCCCTGCGAGTGGCATTCAAATTGACCATATTTCTCCAGTTATTGATCCTGTTGTCGGTTTTATATCTTGGGATAGGGTTATAAAAAGGATGTTCTGCGAAGCAGACGGTTATCAAGCCCTTTGCAAGATGTGCCATAAAAAGAAAACGACAGCCGAGAGGCTGACAGCAAAAGAAAGGAAACAGAATGCAAAATGTACAACAACGAAATGAATACCTTGGATACACCCTCTTCAATGATATTGAAGATGCAGCGTTGCGGAATCGTAATCGAGGAGTTGTAATGACCAACATCGCAGAATTCAATATTAAGGAAAAGAAGATTAGCCCCAAAGGGGCAGGGATGATTATCGGGTATATGCGGGAAATCCCTGCTCACGATAAGAAAGCAGTATTGAAAGAGTTCACTATCCATATGAAGCAGCGAGGATTTATTAAATAATGACAAGAATGTGGTTCGTTGAAGAGGAGAATTCAGATTAAAATCTTACTGTTGGATATTGAAACAAGCCCCTCCACAGCTTATGTGTGGGGGCTGTGGAAAGAAAACATCCCATTAGCTAGGCTTATTGATAACTCTCAAGTCTTATGTTGGGCTGCTAAGTGGTACGGGGAACCTCCTGTATTCTTTAACTCTATAATGCTAAACTCTTCAGAATCTATGATTCAGAAAGTACGAGAGCTACTAGATGAAGCTGATATTGTGGTCCATTATTATGGCAGTAGATTTGACCTTCCTATTCTTAATAGGGAATTTCTACTTCATGGGCTCCCTCCCCCTGCCCCTTACAAATCTATTGATCTATGCAATACTGTTCGTAGGAAGTTTAAATTTATTTCTAATAAGCTAGATCATGTTTGCCAAAGACTTGGACTCGGTAAGAAGCATGATACGGATTTTAAGCTTTGGATAGATTGTATGAATAAGGACCCAAAAGCTTGGGAGCTTATGATGGAGTATAATGTTCAGGATGTTCTCCTTCTCGAAGGGCTTTATGAAAAAATTAAGGCTTGGATTCCCAATCACCCCAATGTTGGATTGTATAAAGAAGATGCTCTAGTTTGTCCCACTTGTGGAGGAGGGCATTATCAGAAGAGGGGAGAATATCATACGAATGCAGGCATTTATCAACGATACCAGTGTCAAGCTGTCAATTGCGGGAGATGGTTCCGAGGGATTAAGAATCAAGGGCCCAAACTTGGAGAAAGGTTTGCTGCTATCTCGTCATGAGTAACAGTTCTCATTATGTAGATTATGCACTCTTCAATATCCTCATGAGGGACGATGTCCCTTTTGTTGAGGGGTGCATAATTAAATATGTTTATCGATGGAGAAAGAAAGACGGTTTAAAAGACTTGCGTAAAGCTAAGGATTGTTTAGATCGTCTTATTGCTGCTGAAGAATCTAGAATGCATGGAGAGAAAATTGAAAAACAGAATTGTATTGCTGCTGCTTAGTTTTGTTGCTTTCTCCGTATTTGCTTTTACTGTCCATAAGAATGGAGGAGTGACATTAAGCAAGGAAGAAGCTACTGCAACACAAGAAAGGATACAAGAACTTTATACTGAGAATGAGAAGCTTTATCAGCTTTCTAAGCAACTAGATAAAGAGTTACGAGCTTGTAAATCGAGGGTAGAGATTCATGGCACTTGATCCTGTAACAGTCCTCCTAGATGTAGGGGGGAAGCTTATTGACAGGATTTGGCCTGACCCAGCGCAAGCAGCTAGTGCTAAGTTTGAGCTCTTCAAATTACAACAATCAGGAGAACTTAGTGAAATTGCAGGACAATTGGAAATTAATAAAGTCGAAGCGGCCAATCCGAATCTTTTTGTATCTGGTTGGCGTCCTTGGTGCGGTTGGGTCTGTGGAATGGGCCTCATGTATGCTTTTCTTGGTCAGCCTCTTCTTGCTTGGGGTAGCTCTATCTGGCACTATGCCGGGCCTCCTGCTCTTGACCTTTCTGTCCTTATTACTGTACTTGGTGGTCTCCTCGGTCTTGGGTCCTTGAGAACAACAGAGAAGATAAAAGGGGTTGCAGCAAAGTAATGGATAAGAAGAATCAAAAGAATTATCGGGAACAAGAGTCAGAAAAAATCCATGGAAAGATTTCTTATAGGAAAAGGAAACTGGCTGAGGAAGAAGCTGAAAAGGAATTAGAGAAATTACTAAAGGAGCAGCATCATAGAACACAAGAGGTTTAAAACGACATTTGCAGAAAGGACATTTTATAACAAATATGCCCAAGGAAATAGCGATACATGGGATGCTCTATCAGAACGGGTTGTGGAAGATATCTGCGGAGAAGAAAGGGGAGCTAGCCGAGCATTACTGAGTCTCAGCGATAGGCAGCAGCTTGTAGAGTATATTAAAAAGATGCAGTTCATCCCCGGAGGCCGCTATCTTTATTATGCAGGAAGGGCTGCAAAGTTCTATAACAACTGTTTTTTGCTAAAAGCAGAGTTTGATTCGAGGGAAGAGTGGGCAAATGTAACATGGAGAGCAATGAATTGCCTCACTACAGGGGGTGGGATTGGGATTGACTATTCAATACTGAGGCCAGCAGGAAGGGCTCTCTCAAGGACAGGGGGCAAGTCTAGTGGGCCTCTCCCATTGATGTCTGCTATCAATGAAGTGGGGAGGTCGGTCATGCAGGGAGGTAGCAGACGCTCTGCTATTTATGCCTCTCTCAATTGGAAGCATGAGGATATCCCCCTATTCATGAATTCTAAGAATTGGTCAGAGCAAGTGAAAGAGATTAAAGCTAAAGATTTTAATTTCCCTGCTTATTTGGATATGACTAATATCTCAGTGAACTATGATGATGCTGCTCTTTTAGGTGAGGGGCATCATTATAAATCTTATCCTGTTGGAAACTCTCCCGAGTTAAGTAAAATAGCAAAAAATAGATTTATGCAGGATGTTAATATTTTGGATAAAAATCCCATCTTCTTAGAGAATTGTAGACAAGCAATGATGACTGGGGAGCCGGGGTTTAGCTTTAACTTTGGAGATAAAGAGAATGAAACATTACGAAACGCTTAAGTAACATTGAGCCTTGTAGCTGCAAAGCTACTCGAATAACTTTCCTAAAAACGGTGAACAGCGAGAACCGCCAATACCGTGCTAACTCGATATGAGGTGTGTAACGACTATGGATAAGAAACAACTTGTAAAACTTCTCTCATACATGACTATGGGGGATGGTGGTGTATATTTTAGTGGCAATAATTGTAGATTTGTAATGAATATGTTAGAGAAAAACTCTGACTATGTTCAGTGGGTAAGTGATGTTTGTAGTGAAATTACAGAGGCTCCTATTCGTTTAGTTAATGACGAACGACAAGGACGGAAACCTCTCTTGAATATTACAACGAAGACTAATCCACTCTTTACAACTTTACGCCATCGCATTTATACGGCTCATTATAAAGGAATTGATCCCCACGCATTGAAGCTTCTTGATTGGGAAGCTTTAGCTATTCTATATATGTGTGATGGTAGTTTATATATTGAGCAACCAAATGAAAAGAAACAACTAAAGAATCCTTCATATAATGTTACGTTGAATTTAAAACGTCTTTCTTATGGAGATCAACTTCTCTTAAAGAAAGCTTTAAAAGATTCTCTAGATTTAGAGTGGAATATTATCAGACACTATAATTACTACTTCCTTCGACTTCGTTGTAAGGACGTTGCTAGGTTTATGGAATATGTGTCTCCCTATGTTCTACCTTCCTTTCAATACAAGCTACTTAGCCGAACGGGAAGCTCCACAATTGTGGATGATGATATAGTCTGTGCCTCAAAGGAATTTGAGGAGATTAGCAGAGATGACTAATCCAGCGAAAGCTGTAACAAAACAGGTACAGAGATTACAAGTGAAGATGATAGTGATTTATGCTGCTTAGGCTCTATTAATTTAGGGAATATAAATTCTAAAGAAGAATTCAAAGATATAATTAATTTAGGAATTAAATTCCTTGTTTGTGGAACTCTCCGGGCCGACTTACCCTATGAGAAGGTCTATAAAGTTAGAGAGAAAAATAGGCGGCTTGGTTTGGGTCTCATGGGAATCCACGAATGGCTTCTTAAACGAGGACAAAAATATGAAGTAACTGAGGAATTACATGAATGGCTAAAGGTATATAAAGATGAATCCGAACGAGCAGCAAATGAACACTGCGAACACCTATACATCAGTAAACCTATTGCGTACCGTGCGATCGCTCCCACGGGTACAATTGGAATTTTGGCTAGTACAACTACTGGCATTGAGCCCCTATTCGCTGTCGCATATAAACGCCGTTATCTCACAGATGGAACAAGATGGAAATATGAATATGTTGTCGACTCCACAGCAGACACCTTAATTAAAGAATATGGGCTTAATCCAGAAAACATTGATACAGCATATAAACTAAGTCATGACTATGAACGAAGAATCAAATTTCAAGCAGACATACAAGATTACGTTGACATGTCAATTTCATCTACAATCAATTTACCCCCTTGGGAAAGTAAAGGAAATCATAAAGGGTTGGTGCAGAGTTTTGCAACTACTCTTGCCAAATACGCTCCAAGGCTTCGTGGGTTCACCTGTTATCCTGACGGAAGTCGAGGAGGTCAGCCCCTTACAGAAGTGAGCTACGAAGAAGCTCTCCATCATAAAGGGGTTATTTTTGAGGAGAATGATATTTGTGATATTACGAACAAGGGAGGAACTTGCGGGGCATAATGAAACATAAATACTTAGAAGCTCCTATTGGAAAACTCTTTGGGAAGTGGAAAGTCATCTCTTACAGTCATTATATCAATGAGCATTATTGGAATGTTCTTTGTACATCTTGTAACAAAGAGTATATTAGGAGAGCTGGTCAACTTGTGCTAGGAAGAAGTAGTGGATGCCAAAGTTGTAACTCAAAAGAACGAGAAAAATATTCTTTCTGGGAAGGTATAGAAGGGATTTCTAAACAGTATCTCACTAAACTTTATTTTAGAAATAAGAGTGTATCTATAACACTACAAGACTTGGTAGATCAGTGGGAGAATCAAAAAGGGTTTTGTCGTTACTCAGGAATTCCTTTAAAATTAGTTTCAAAAGACTCTGCTTGGTCAAAATCAACTGCATCAATTGATCGTATTAATAGCTCTAAAGGGTATGAAATTGGGAATATTCAATGGGTCCATAAACGGATTAATACTATGAAAAACGATATGTCAGAAGCAGAGTTTTTAGAATGGTGTGAACAAATTTGTAATTATACAGGGAAAGGGGGAAGTTGTGGAGTATGACGAGTATGGCTGGTCAATCCCATGGAGTGAGAGGCTCCCTTATCTTTTAGGGGATATTAAGCCAACATTAAAACAATGCTCTCAAGAGGTTATTGATAAATGGGAGCTGGTTGAAAAGGAATATAGAGAAAAATATGTGGGATTTAATTAGCCAATGGCTGTTTCTAATTGGAGCCACTTGCTTCTTCTTAGGAACATTAATTAAAATGTTTGTATAAAACAAAAGGGCTACTCTCAAAATATCGAGGGTAGCCCTTTTTCTATTACTCAATACAATTTACTATTTCTAATACAACCTCACCTTGCTTAAGGGCATTCTGTAAAATGGGAAAGAACTCCCCAAATGCTTTAATGCTTTGCCCTACAAAATGAGGCATCCTAGAATACCAAGTTTTCCCTAAAAGGATACAACCTTCTGTATCCTTTGCTACATTCCCCCAATGAATTCTTATCCCATCAAAATTAGGGACATCAAGGATGTGTGGCATATCCCTTTTAAACCGTCTAGAAGCGTCTATAATGACTTTGTAGGAGCCTGCTGGTATGCAGGTCTCCCCAAAGATTTTCATCGCCCCTGTGGGCCTTAAAAGGTCTTCCATGGTGTAGCAGAATTCTTTGTCATCAATATACAGCTTACCTGCTGTATAAGTGTCTCCGAATTTGAATCGCTTTAGTAGAAGTTTCATTTAGAAAAGGTCTCCTGAAGATTTCTTTCTTTCCTTAGCTGTCAAAGCTCTCTCCTTCTTCTCTAGCTCCTTCCTTCTCTCCCTTCCAGCTCCGCTCCATCCAAAAGCTTCATCCCCCAATACAGGAAGAACTTTACGAGATTCAAACTTGAAAGGTTTCTTCTTGTTATCCCCTCCTACATCCCTTCCTCGAATTAAATCTTCAGCCCTATCTGCTCCCACTTTCAGATCATTCCAAATTGGAAGAACTCCGGGGGTAGCAGGAGCAAAGAAACTAAATATCGCTTCTGTAGGGCTCCTGATAAATTCATTGGTGAAATACTTATTAACACCGAAGGACTGCATAATAGCATAAGGAACTTCTGACCACCTCTTTCCTGTATAGGTGAGAGGTTTATTAGTCATCCAATCCTTTAAATCTTGTGTCACTGCATTGATCCCCCCAGTTAAAGCAGTGAATCCTGCTAAGAAAGTGAGACCCTTCTTTACATTTCCTCTTTTGATTTCCTTAAAAGCATTATTAACAAGAAAATCTATATCTTTAATCAGAAAACTCTTTAAAGTCCCGACGGGTCTTAAAGTATTAGGATTATTCAATATAGGGGAAGGGGATTCTGATTTACTAATAGGTTGGCTCTCTCTCAACTCAGACCAAAGAAGTTCATCAGTTAAAGGAGTAGGTTCTTCCTTTTTCAAATCCTCCAATAATTGAGGAAATCTATCTCCAAACCTAGGCCCATAAACTTTATAAAGTCGGCTATTTACATCTCCTATTTCAGCTTCCCTTTTAATCCTATTTGCTACAAGATTAATATTCTTCACACCAGCATCGACATGGGAGAGGAAATTAGCTTTGAATGATGCACGAACAGCTCTTGTAGTTCCTTTCTGTCCAGCAAAGTCTTCAGAGATATGGTTTAAAAGCCCAAGTTCCTTTGCAGAAATGTGTTTCCCTACATTCTTTCCCCTTGCTACCATATAGATTGCTTGAAGAGTAGGGAGAGGACCTGCAAGAAGAAGAGGAGCTTTTATATCACCAAACTGTGTAACAGTATTAGCTATGTCAGTGAGAACTGTTAAGTGAGTAAGGTCTCTGAGGGTTTGAAGCCCAGACATACTTGCCCTATTCCCCCCTTCAAATCTAGCTCTAAGAATAGCATGCATCTCGTCATAAGCTAAAGGATCAATCTTTCCATCTGCAATTAATTCAGCACTCTTAGCACCGATAGACTTATTAACATCAATCTTACCAGTTTCAGCATCTTTAACAAGATTTTTTCCAAAGAACTTGGCTGTTTCAATCTTCTCAGTAGCCCTTTCAAAATAAGTATGAATCGTTTCTGTAGGGGATGCATAGAATTTCTTTAGTTCTTCAGGTATCTCTTTAAATACTCGCTGCTTAGTAAATCCCGGTTTGCTTCCTTGTGGTCTCCCTCTAAGAAATTTATTGATAACTTCACTAGCTTCTACATTGGTGAAAGCCTCTCCACGACGTTTTGCATCAATAGCTGCATCTTCAAGGAGTTTGGTAAGAGCTGCTTTCTTTTCAACACCAATGGCATCAAGAAGCCCCTTATGATCTTTTACAATCAAGGGGATATAGTTCTTTCTTAATTGCCCCGGCTCAAGAAGGCCAACTTCTACTAATTGATCCCCCACTTCTTTCACATCCTTCTTGAATCTCTCCCAAGAAGCTTTCATCTTAGGAGCATTGGCTATAACTTTATCTATTGCTGCATAATCATTATCGAGAAGGTTATCTGTTAACTGTGCTTTAATAGGCTTATCAGACCTGCTCACCCCTAGAAGGAAATCTTCTGAACCAGAGATTCTCTTATAAACAAGTTTACGAATTCCTTGTTCTAGCCCTTGGAGGGCTTGTCCAAATTGAGGATGAACATCATAAGCCCTTGTTGCAATAGGAGTTCCAAAGATTTCAGCTTGATTAGGGGGAGTATATTTATGCTCCTTAAATTGCTGTAATCCCGGTATTGCTCCTATAGCTTTAGTTTTAGCTTGTTCATCAACTTTAGCATCTGTAAGGGCTGCTCCATGCTTTTTTAGATACATCTCTCTAGCAATTTCAGGATCAGGAACCTCTCCAATTGCTTTTTCAAGGTTCTTGGAGTATTCCTCAAAAGAAGGAGGCTTCTTATTAAAGCCTATAGAGCCCTTTTGGGATTTACCAAATAGAGGGGTTTTAGAAAACCGTTTTGCTGCATCTAATGATTCTTGATGTGTAGGGGTTGCATTCGTTCTTGTTTCCCCAAATATTTTTGCCTCTTCAAGATATTTATCTGATATTGTATCGTAATCTTTAGGAGAAGGGAGTTTTCTAAAATTAAAATCTATTGCTCCCCCTTGCTTCTTCCCTACACCTCCTAGTTTAGAACCTGAGAAATCAAAACCCAATTGACCTTTCGGCTCTTCAGGGGCATACTCAATTCCCTTTTCCCTATATAAGTTTCTTCTAAAATCTCTAACTGCTTCTGCATTCGGAGAAGAAATGGGCTCTGTTTTAGTAGTAGAAGGGTCAAAAACTGGCTGTTCCCCTTGAAAGGGGATTTCTGTTTGATCCAGATTCCTATAGAAATCAATTCCTTGCTCTCCTATGGGGGCCTCAAAACGATTACGAACAGAGGCCCCACCCTCTGTATCTAACAAGGGTGCATAAGGGCTTTCAGGAGCTACATCTTTTGGTTGTCCAAAAAGACTAGCTTGTTCTCTTGGAGTCTGATCTGCTATTGCCCCCTCATACTCGCTTCTAGCTTGTTGTTGCTGTTCCCTTATACTCTGCTCAATCCTAGCTTGGGAGAGTTGTTCCCCTTCGTCAAAGAAGCCCCTTTGAGCATTTGGATCATTTAAATTAGCATTCTTAGTAGCTTCAGCAACTCTCGTGGCTTCAGCAGCCTTAGCAGCTTTAACTTGAGCATATTCAGCAGCCTCTTGATTTGCTACAGCTTTCCTTCCTAAAGGGTTTTTAGCAAACTGCCCAATGCTAGCTGCTTGTTTAGGGAGAGCACGAGTTGCGGCTTTTAATGTTGCGAGTGCAAGAAGAGCTTCAGTTGTATTAGCACCAGCCGCATTAGGATTATCAACCTGTTCTTGTACTTTCTTTTTATAAGTAGCTAAAGTAGGGGAATCTCTCAACGCATCAAAAAGAGCACCCGGAGTTCTCCCAGCAAGGGAGAAGCCCTGTCCCACCATTTCATCAGCAACTCCCCCTGCTTCAGTGAGCGGAGGAATATGGGCTGTAGGGGTAGGGGTTGCAGCGAGTTCTCTTTGAGCTTCTTCTTGAACTTGAGGGCTCCCACCAGCTAAAGAGATATAAGCTTTAGCAACCATATCCGCAATACCCGGAGCTTGCCCAATCATATTAGGAATCATACGGGCAGCAGACTCGATGCCACCAAAGGCATTCTTTCCAGCTTGTACAATACCCTCTCCGATTTGGGAGAATTTCTCGTCTATATCATTCCCTTCTTTCGGAGGAAGAGAATCCACATAAGCAGACATTTGCTGAAATTCTTCCGGGGTAGGATCATGATCTACATCAAAATCATAACCGTTATACGAATAAGTTGCCATTATTTAATTGTCCATCCTTTAGGGAGGGAAGGTTTAGAAGGTGCTGGAGCAGGAGCAGGAGTAGCAGGAGCACCTCCTTGAGAAGAGAGAGCTCCATAAATACTATTAATTTCTTGTTTCTTCTTCTCAGCTTCTGCTAATATTTCTTTTATCAGAGCAGCACGTTCCTCTTCATCTCCAAGTTCATTAGCTTTCATTAACGCACGAGTAGTAGTATTATTAACAGCCGTAATCTGTGCAGCCTTATGAATAGCTATATTAGCAGGATTAGTTCTTAGAATACCAGCTATTCCATTCTTAAGCTTTTGAACATCAATCCTATTTTGCCCTAACATCTTAAATGCTTCAGCCCTCGCAGTATTCTTTCCTGTAGCAATTTTCTCTTGGGAGGCAGTCTTCATACCAGTAGTTAAAACTTTATTATATTCTGGATCAGTTGCTATTAAACTTTCTCTTGCTGCATTTAAAGCATCAACAGTGTAATTAGGAATATTAGGAGCAGGGTTTAAAATAGAAAGTGTTCTAGGAGAGAGTTTTTTAGCAGCAATAAGATTATCTATTATAGGGGCTATATTTTGCTTCCCTGCAATCTGGGAGAGCCCAGTAAGAATATCTACTTCTTCTCGTCCTTTTTGACGGGTTTCTAAATCCTTAGCTTTAGCAATCTTCTCAGCAAAACGCTCTTGTCCTGTAGGTTGATTAGCAGCTAATGCCCTATAATTCTCAGTTTGTGCAATAGCCTGCTCCATCTGAGCTCTCGCTAATTCATTCTGCAATTGATTAGCAGCATCTACTTGAGGCCGCTGCAAGCCCATCATCATTCCCGCAAGTCCCCCAGTAAGTTGTGGATTCTGAGTGCCGGGATAATTCATGAAATTAGGCATATTATTTTATCCAAAAAGAGAACCGAGAGAAGAAAGAACTCCTCCGGGTTGGAAGATTGTAGAGAGGCCATACATCAAATCAAGATTAGAATTGCTTCTTCGATTAGCGGCTTCACCAAAAAGATTAGCTCCTGCTCCTGCTCCGAGATTGGCTCCAGAAGGGGCCATTAGACTCTCCCGATATTTATCGAGGTGTCCCGTCATCTGATCTTGAAGACCTGCATAGATTTGCATCGGATTCCCACGAAGTCCTTTACCAGCCATCTTCCTCATTATTTGCTGGGTATAAAGAGCTGCAAGTTTGCTAAATTCAGGAGCACTAAAAGGATCAGAATAACTTTGAGAAAGCAAATTTTGATATTGAGGGCGTTGAGACCTAAAAGGGTCCATTGCCTCTCCTTGTTGCTGGAGTTGATCTGCTATATCCCTATTCTGGCTAGCTCCGTACAACCCCCCAATAAGCTGTCCCGCTTGTGTTAATGTAGGATTACTAAATAATTGAGAGAGTCCTCCAGCTCCAGCAGTCATCCCCTCTCTAGCTGCATTTGTGCTATTCGCAGCAATCCCAACAGGACTATTAAACCAATCCGCAGAATTCATAGTTGATCCAAGTCCTCCAGAAGTGTTAGTTGCAGCATCATATAGTATTTCTCCATCAGGTCCATAGAAAGCATTTGAAGGCAGTTCAGAAGCAGTTTCTCCTAAAGAGCCAGCTTCAGCTAGAGCATTGGTTCCCCCAAATATATTCTTTGCAGCATCGCTAATCCCGCTAGTCAGGTTATTAATACCTTCAGTTAAAGAACTGCCACCGGGGAAAAGGTTAGCGAGTTTTCCATAGTTAGAGATATTTTTTGCTAATCCCCCAGCACCCCCTGCCATCAGATTAGCTGCTCCAAAAAGAGGATCAGCAAGATTCTCTTGAGCACCTTGACTAACAAGATTACTAGTTAAAAGACTAGAACCGGGGAGGAGAAAATTACCTCCCATAACTCCAACTGATTCCAAGAAATCCCTAAATCCTACAAATCCACTAGGCGACTTAGGCTCTTCAACTGGGATTAAATTAGGGAGTCTCCCATATTGTTCTTTCGGCACCCAGAGGTTTGTAGAAGAAGGGGACAGGGTCCCCGGTGTAATTGCTCCACCACTGGGACCAAGCAACCCCGTCATACTGTTGAGAACATCCATATACTCACCAGCATTTTGGCTTTGGGTCTGCCAACTCCCATTTGGATTATAAGGAGACGGAGTAGCAACTCTATTATATCCAGCTTGATTACCAGCTAAATCCCTGAGAGTTGAATTTAAAGCCATGCTCCCAATCCCGCTGTCCCTTGTAGCAGCAGGGCCAAAAGCTATTTGCCCTAATGAGGTAGGGCTAGGATTTGCAAAATCCTGTGTATTGAACCAATCTGCTTGCCCCGGCTCTGCTGTAAGATTCACCCAATTGCGGATAGCATCTTGACTATTAAAAGTTGCCATAATTTTCCTTAAGTGTAGAAGCTAGGAGCTTTTTGTTTTGTTCCAATTCCTGTGGATTGTATGTGGATATCCACATAATCAATAAATGGCTTTGTAGACCCACCTGTTATTGTCGGAATGGTTGTTACATCAAAATGTATTTTTATCAACCCATCAGGCTCAATCAAAGTTGAATCAAGAAGCGTTGCACTACCTCCTGATGTGGAGAGCTGTACTTCATCAAGAAAATGCCCATATTGAGCATGGCTCCCAATTGCTAAACTGCCAACAGTTTGTGTAATATTCTTTTCAGCCGGATATACAGCTTGATAGTGCCCTTTAGCATATGTTACATAGTAATTAACTACAAGACTTCCTGAAATATCCGTCCCGTTATGCGCCCAATGTAAATGGATAAACATATCGCTATTGGGTAAAAAATCATGTGGAATATGATAATATAAATCATAATCATCACCGGCTGCAAAATTAAGACCTCGAATATTCCCTTGGAACGTCGCTAAAGTGGGCGATCCTACACCAACATCACGATAGACAATTCTTCCTTCAAGATCACGCCAGCCAAATGTAGGAGCATCTACATCTACTTGTATCCCCTTCCCACTTGTCTTAGGGAGAACAAGATTATCTCCAACAAAGAGATTTTTTATCACCCTAAGAAAAGGGAGAATTGTAGGGAGTATGTGCATTAAACTATCCTATTAACGTAGCCAGTAATATTGATTGCACTAGCAGTACCACTGAATGCTTTTACAAGAAGTCCATTATTCAATACCTGCCCAGTCATAATCGGGATAGGAGGAGAATTAGCAGGAATCGAAATAGCTTTTACACCATGATCCCCCGGATCAGTTACACCACCCCATTCAATAGTAAGGGTTGCAGTGGCAGTAGTTACATTTGAAGCCCAAAGATACACTTCATCAAAAGAGCTCGTTCCAGAGACAGCCGTATGTATAGCTGTCCCCGGAGTTGCCGTAGCTGCTACTGGAATGGCCCTTCCATTAGTAGAGCCTGAAAGAAGGATGCGAGAGTAAGTTGCCATTTAATCACCAAATATTTTATTTTCCAGAATTGACTGGCTATTCCCTAGATGAACCATAACAGGGGGCTTATTAAACACTCTTGTTGCTATGTTTCTGCTTGCACTTTCAGGTGCAAGTACAGAATATTCACTAGAGGTTAGATGGTAGAATTCATTTGTAGTCCCACCTTGCTTACTCTGTAAGTCGTTATGATTTCGTGTCTCAATATCAGTAAGATTCGATCCAGTAAAATCTAATAAACTCCAAGCAATACTCCCTGTTTGATGCAGCATATCTCTTACTTTTCTGAACCAATCCCTCCAAGGATACGTATTCATATCCTTATTCGGAAGAGGAGGGGGAGGAAGATTAATCGCCATTAGTGTGTTCCTAGAGTTACATCCACTTCAATCGCTTCCATTCGGTAAGCAAAATTACCTGTATAGAGAATATCAAATGCTCTGCGTCTAAAAGCCCCTAGCCTATTGAATCCCGGCAAAGAAGTGAGTGAAAGAGTTTTCCAATTAGACCATGTAGCGTAATCATCATCCGTCCACCGCACTGTTACAGATTCCCCAGAAAGGAGGTCTCCAACAATATTAAGATTGGACATAAACTTACGATTCATCGTCTCAAAGTCATACTTAGTTGTAATAGCTTCTGCTAGAATTGCTACGCTATTATCCTGATAAACCCCCGGATCAAGTGTATAAACTTTCCCATCAGTTCTGCCAAGAATAAGAGACTTTCCATTAGTAGGAGCAGAAGCATATATTCCATTAAAGATTGCATGGGTACTACTGCTATTGCTACTCCATTCGTGCCAGAGCTCTTCTTCTAAATCATATACAAGAGTTCTTCCTTGGCTTGTTAAATTCAGAACATAAAAGAAGTGGCCGTTTGTTCTTAAGAGATAACCTGTTGCAGAAGAAATTGAAGTGGTTTCAGCATCAATTATCCTCTCAATATATTCATCAGAAATCTTCTTTGGAGCAAATCCATCTAAGAGCCAAACTGCTCTTCCTCCTACTTCACTAACCCCAACAAATACACAGAACCTTTCTTGTTGGGCAACAGTATTAGCTGCACAACATCCCACTTGTAACGTGAGAGATTCATTTCTTATAAGAGGGCTCCCAACTTCTAGTTCAGCGTTATAAAGAAACTCACCGCTATTAGCCCCAAGAGCTACAATCATATTATTCTGACGAGCCAATACAACTAGATCATCAGGATAGATTTCAGCATCTACGAAATTAGTACTCCCCCATGAAAGAGGGTTATCAATGTCGCTATTGAAGATTGAGCTGCTATTTGTTCCATCTGTACGTTCTGCAATAAGAAATACCATCCCATCCATATATACAGGATAAGGAAGGGCATTTAAAGGCATCCCAAGAGGATCATAATAGCCCTTGCACTCCCATGTAACAGTATTATCTACAATCGTCTCTCCGATCGTTGTAGGCCATATTGGTTCTGTAGCTGCATGCGAAGTTCCTGCAACAGTAGGCTGGTAATAGAAACCATTATCAACTGTAGGAATCCGCATACTAGAAGTCGTATAGACAGTCCCAGTTGCCCATGCAGAAAGAGTCATGGGGAGAAGAGTATAAGCTCCTGCCTTAGTAATCACATATCCATTCGTACCGTCATGCACAAAGAGAACGGCTCCAGTGCTGTCTGTAGCTTCTGTGAAACCTACATGCCCAGTTGTTGTAGCAAGAGTGATTAAAAGATTTGTTCCTTTATATAGTTTTGCTCCAACTACTGTATAATTATTACCATCCCAATAGAACATCCCCCTACCCTCAGCAGCCGTGAGGGTAGAGGTTAAAGATGTACCGGGACGCTTTATTAAATATACCTTTTTACTCCTAGTAAGGAGGCTCTCTGAAGATTCTGCATAGGACTCCGCATAAAAATTAACGAAGCGTGGGTCTTTACTCCCAGAGTTTGTCCTATTCTGAAGGCTGCCAATTAAAGGCAATCTAAAAGTTTTCTGTGCTTGTTGTTTCTGTTTTACTGCCATTACCAATTCCTTATATCAGCTTGGAAACTGAAACTCCCCTCTTCTGTTCCGAAAGAAAGAGCTTGTTGTTTCGCTTGTACAGCCCTTCTAAGGATATCTTGTCTCTCATTGATATCCACACCATACTCAGGAGCAAGGGAGTCTGCCAACAGCCATTTGAGAGGCTCAAACCATTCTGAGGGAAAGTCAGGTTCATCTGTCGCTCCATCAAAATCCTCAAAAGGACGTTGATAAACTAAAAGGATAGTTGTATTAGAGATAGATGCACTATCCGGTTTTGGAAAGACATGGAGTACCCCATATGTATTTAGAGGCTCATACCAAATCTGAATAGGTTGCCCGGTAATCGTGATGTTCCCCAAACGATTATATTCATCCCGAGTTATGATCCTCATAGGAATACGAACATTTGTGCTCGAATTTACAAGAATGGCTTGGATGACTTTTAATGGTTTAGGAGTATTAACTGTCTGCCCTTCACCAATATTAAAATCATTAGTAGCAGTTAAAGTAACACTATATTGCTTAATTGCCCATAGTGGCATTCCATCTGCTTGTAGATTTTTAATTATAAAATTGAGAGCTTCAGCAGCTTCGGATGTTTGGTCAGAAGTAGGAGACTCTCCTTGAGCAATCGCACCAACTGCTCTTAAAGCAGCTTTAATGAGATTGTCTCTATTTGTTGCATAGTTTGTACTCCCGCTTGTTGCCATAATTACTCCGAAATGAGATAAGTAATAGTGCCGTTCAGGATCAACGTCCCACCAGTTGGGATGTCCCCGGTTGAAATTGCTGCCGCCGTTTGCCCAGAACCAGAAGCAACAACGTTCATGTAGGTCTGTGTATTGGTCGAACGAAGGATAAATTGGGTGTAACTCGCCTTAGTAATCCCCTGAAACCCTCCAAGAGCTCCGTAATCAAGCGGAGTCGCCCCAAGGGCGGCATAGGGGAATCCGGTAATCCTAAGCGCCCCTGAAGCTGTGGTATGGGTGATGACGGCCTGATATTCAAATGATGTAGTAACTCTATTCCCTTCTCTGGAATAAGTCCCAGCAGCGGAGACGGAAGCCAAACTAACATCCCCCGGTGTGGCAAAGGTAACGGAAGGTGTAAAAGCTCCAATCTTGTCGGCGCCAATGGTGTTGGTTGCCGCTGTCGTGGTCTGCGTCCAGAGAGACCCTCCAGTACCCTTGGCGAACCTGCCTTCGACAATGTTGTTGGTCGTGGAAGCCCCGTCAAAATTGACGGTAGCCGTATTCGCGGCCGAGGCGCTGTTGTCAGCGACAATATCCCGCAGCCTGTTTCCGGTACATGTCCCGGTGGTGTGGGTGAATCTGAGAGCATAGGCACCAGTCGAAATGTACTGGTCCCCGTTGACGACGTTGTTGTTGCAGTCGGCGAATCTGAATGCTTGTTCATCCGCAGTAGCGACTAAAGTAAGGTCATCGTCGAAGTCCCACACATTACCGGCAAAATAACTGTCCTCCAGAAAATTGGCGACAGAGAAGAATGATGCAGGTTCCAAACATTTGTTACCGATAACTGTCAGACCAGTCACAACAACCGTTCCATTGGATACCGCGATGGCACGGGATTTACGCTGGAAGTCAGAGAACATGTTGTAGGAAATCGAACCATTGATCCATTGGGTATTTTCAATCCCATTAATATAAGGATTTTTGATCTCGTTACTGTCACATTCAAAAGATGAACCATAACCATCGAAACTGACAAGAAAACCAAAGTCGGTGTTCAGTCCGAGATTCTTGCCTCGATTCCGGTTGAAGTAGATATGCCTTGCAGCAAGATACTTATCCGAAGTGGTCTGCCGGTTCATGATCGTGCAACCGGTTTGTCCAATCTCTTCGAAATCACAATCCTCGATCCAGAGGCCGTCAATCACACAGGTTTCCGAACCGCCCGCTTGAGTGCGGTTGAAGAACACCAGCCCCTGTGTGTTGGCATTTGGGGCGGTGAATTTACAGCGAGTAAAATGAACGTCAATACAATCAGAAGCACCTTGATACACAACTGCGGTATTAGCACTTAGAGTCGCATTTGTATAAGTTGTTTCAAAGATAATATCAATGAAATTTACATTTGAAAGCGCCCCAAGAAGAATAAGAGCATATCCAAAGCTTCCAGTAATCTTAGTCTTTCCCGGCACTCCTTGAAAGGTACAATTACTTAAAGGATTCGCTGATAAATCGAGAAGGGAGGTTAAAGTATATGTGCCCCCCGGCAGGAAATTATAATTATCGCTAGCTCCAGTAAAAAAATCTGATAAACTATAATTAGTAGCATATCGGACCTTGCTTAATTGAGTTTCTACAGTTGTAGCAATTGCCCCTGAATCTGTAGGGGTATATTCAATTACATCACTACCATGTACAGTAGTTGCTGGAGAGATTGGGCTATCATTATGCACATGGTCATTAATTTCATTAAGCCATGCAGCATTTACTGTCGGGGTTGTATTATCTACAAAAGTCGTATCAGCCATTTATAATCCTGTAAGTTGATAATTGGGGATCATACACCCCGGTACTGCTAAATTAGGAATTGCCTGACTTCCAGAAGGAGTGCAAGCTGCACCTACTGAAATATAAGCAGGTCCTATAAAAGTTTCATCATTAGGGTTGACAGCGGGCCTTGTAAAGGGAACACTAATCTTATCTGCCCTAGCTCTAATAAAATCTAATGAATGGCGAGGTTCATAACATTCTGGACAAACAATAAAACCATCCCATCTTTTCTTAGATTTACTGGCTTTAATTTTTCTGGAACATACATCACAAATTATATTCCAATCCCCAGAAATATATGACCAATCATTAGCCATTTCTTATCCTCTTTATGAAACTCTGAATAGTCTTAGTCTCGTATATCCTAATCATTGTCCAGATTATTGTAAAGAAAGCAGCTATTGCTGGAAGGATTCCTATCAATGTTCCTAAAACAGTTCCAATAGAAAGGCTATCTAATACGATTTTACTTTGTTCAATAGTCATTAATTTTCTCACAAAAGAACTGCTGGTGTAGCACCAGATTTATTAATTGTCCAGAGTTCTCCTGTAGAACTCCCGACAAAGCTATTGTATTTTAAGGCTCTTGATGGATCAAACTCAGCGGCAAGAGTTCCGTCGATCCCGCTATAGACTCTGGCTAGATAGACACTTCCAAGAACAGGTTGTACCCCTGTTGGCTGTGCTCCCACTACGAGCGAAGTTGTTGAATTGAACATCGCCCCGGCAACATCCGCGACAGTTGTTACCAGCGACCACGAAACCCCATCATCCGATGTATAAAATTTGACTTCGCCTGTCGTGGCATTTCTGGTGGCCCTCACCCATTTTGTAGTTGTGTCCGCAATTCCAAGAGCGGCGGACACCGACTGGACATTGATGGTCGTGCCGTCTGTGGAAGAACGGAAATTCAATCGTCCAATGGTATCCACAAAAAAGTCATACGACCTCGCTCCCACACCGGCCAATTTTGAAATCAGCATTTTGCTGGCGGAAGGGGTCCAGTCCGTCATTGCAAGTTTTATCCGAAGATCGATATCTCCGGTAATCGAATTGGCAACACTATCAGGAGTTGACGCGAAGTTACTATTTACTCCGGGAAGGGAGAGATAAGAAGCAATATTCCTCGGGGGTACAGGAGCAGCTTGTAAGGAAGGGGTTCCTAATCGTGTCTTCATCAACAAAGACATAATTAATCCTTCAACCTAACTACCATCGTGATAGTATACGTAGCTCCAGCAACAGCTCCAGCAGTTGTTAAAAGAACATCCCCTTCACCTGCTGAACCCGGTACTTGCGGAGGCTTTAATCCCCCGAATTCAACCCAACTTGCAACTCCAGTACCAGCAGCAAGAGTTACAATTTCATCATCCGTTCCATCATCCCATAAAAGGGAGACACTTGTAAAACCTTGAATAGACCACTGGATTTCTTCAATAACGATATATGTAGGGACGCTACCATTAGGTCCCACTAATCCAGAACGATCAATTTTGATAACAGCAGATTCACCCGTGGAGTCTGAAGTATTAGTAAAACGATAAACACGCTTACGTGTTCCTATAAAAACATTTAATGTATCAACAGTATCAACCATTTCAAACTCCTATAAATTGTACCTGCTACGAATTTATATGCAAAAAAAAAGAGGAGAGACCTGATTAACAGCCTCCCCTCTTGGGATATTACTTATTCCAATCTATCCGATCATAACCAACTCGATATTTAGAAGATGTTGCAAATGATACAATCTCTCCTCGTTTATCTCGACGATCCACTCGATCAAGAGTATCTACATATTGTTTTTCTAAACCAAATTCGTAGTTCTCTTGCTTGATAAGATCCTCACCAGTCATTTTGTCAGGCAGTCCTGTCATGATTAATCCGTAACAGCCACCGGATTACCAGCAGTACCGGCCGTAGCGATTTCAGGACCATAGTACAGAATGCCTACAGAACCCGTAGTGCCAAGAGCAGTGGAATTAACATTGGGGGTATTAATAACTATAATTTGACCTTCTGTTTGAGCAGAGTCAACGATAATAGCATCACCCACAGTAGCAGTACTAAGTTTAGCCACAATCATTGCACAATTCTTAATAAGCAGCATCCGTTCAACGTCAGTAGCCACAGTTGCATGGAAATGACTAGCTGTTGCACTCGTACTCTTAAGCCAAAACAAGCAATCCTCAAAAGTTACGTCACGACACTTCTTGCCTGAGATTGTCCCCCCAGTAAGCAATACATTCGTATTGGCTGCTGTCATTGCCGTAGCAAGTGAGCCAATAGTACATTTACGAACGAGGGCACTGTCCCCATTCATCAACAGTTGAGCAGCAGTTGCTACACTGACTTGCCCCGAACTATATATCTCACAGTTTTCAAGTACGGTATATTCACCGCCTTCCGCAAATGCGTATTTACTAGTGGACAAGGTATCAGAACTGTCAAACTTGATATTAGACCAAGAATTACCAACACCCGTATTCTGAACAATAGCAATAGCAGTGCCAGAAGTAACTCCCATAGTCCAACGAGAACGCTGGCCATAATAACGGCCCACCGCATCCAGTCCCCAGAAATGAACTCGATTCTTCGTTACAGTCAGTTCATCCGTAGCCGCATGAGCTGAATTAGCAGAGAGAACAATCATATCATGATTATTAGTCGTTGCTGATTCATAAGCTTTAGCAATAGTCGAGAAAGGCTTATCCATTCGCGTACCAACATTGCCATCACTACCAGAAGTAGGATTTACAAAGAAAACCTTACCGGGACCCTTACCAGCACCAGTACCGAAAGTAATAGGGAGCCCAACAGGACTGCCCCCAAATTGAAACAGTTGATCACCAAATGTACTCATTATATCTCCTTAAATTCTAATATCACTAAGAGAGAGTATCAGCTTTCGCCATATTAGAAGAAAGCAGGGGATTGCTCCCCTGCCTATTACAATTAAGCACCCGGCGAACCGTAAATGCCGCGCGGATCAGTCCACCCGAAAGAATAACGACAAGTAGCCTTGAACTTAGCATTCTCAGTATCAAAATCATTATCCATATCGAAAGCATCAGCCCGACGCTCAAAATACTTCAGACCATCCGGAACATCCGTAAGGATATGCCAAGCATCCGAATCCGTGAGATAGTGATTAACCACGACTTCAGGGATAATCCCCATAGTCTTGAGCGCATTCAGATCATTATCAGCAGTACCGACACGACCATCAGAACCAAGAATACGCCTCACTTCAAACTGATTAGCCGGATGGATAATAAGCTTACGAGGACGAGCCGCAATCAGAAGACCACGATCATCACGGAAAGCAGCGATATCAATATGAGCTTGCTCAAGAGCAGCCTCACTAATATCCGAAGCAGTGCCGAGGATGTTGCTATAAGTGCCACCCGAGATATTCACATGGGAGGCACTCAAAAGAACAATGCCATCGCCACCAGTATAACCAGAAGTAGTCGAACGATTGAAGATATTAGCCCCAACGATTTCCTTGGTTTGACGCATCGAACGAGCCAAGGCATTCGCCTTACGCTTGCCCACAACATCATACTGGTCATCTTCAAAGATTTCCCGAGTGATGATAAAACCAAGGGCATATACCACATGGTTGTAACGACTCGTGAAACCCTGAGTTTCCGTATCATAACTAATAGGGCCACCTTCAGATTTAACAGCAGCAAGCCCGAAAGAACTCAGTCCGACATCTTCTTCAAATGCCTTACTCGAAGTGTTCTTCTCAAACAGACTTTCCCATTCAACCGGATAATCTTTATAAGACTTTCCATACCACGCATTTACACCGGGCCAAAGAGCCTTTGCAAAACTAGACGAAGTGATGACAGCCATTTCTTATTCTCCTTTAACTATTATACGCCAACAATAGCGTTACCCTGAGCGTGCGTAGTAAACTGAACAAGCAGTTTATTATTGGCAGCAGGGGCTTCATTATCGATGCGTAAGCTATAACCGATAACATGGACAGGACGCGAGGCAGAAGCCGTCGGAGAAGTCGCATTCACATACATCGGAGAGACACCAGTCGTCTTAGCAGTAGCATTCGCAAGAACACCAACGTCTGCATTCAGACCAATATCAGCAAGAGCATAAGAAGCTGTAGATTGAATTTCATAAATAATATCAATAGCATCTGCTACGAGAACAAACGCCTTAGTACCTTCAGGTGCATATTGAGGGGTATCAAGAGCAATCGAACCAGCAGTCATCTTGCCAGTTAAACGATCGAACTTAGCATTCACAATACCCACCACAACACCCATAACAACACCAGACGTTACATCATTCGCATCCGTAGCATGCCCAGAAAGGGACTTAACAGTCACCAAACCGCTAGTAGAAGCTTCCGTAGAACGGAGTACTGCATCACCAACGAAAAGGGGAACAGTTTCACCAACTGCAAATTCATACAAATTGGCTTGTCCGTTATAAGGCGCACCAGAAGTGTGCTTTACAGGACGAAAACCAAATACACGAGAAACATTAGCCATTTAAAGCCTCCTTAAAATTCTTTATTGAAGAAGGCTTATGAGGTTTATTTAATCTCCAACTTCCCATAAAATCCTTCTTGTCTAGCCCGATTCTTAATATCAGCTTCAGTCTCGGCAATGGCAGCAGCTTTTGCTTCTTGATCCTCTTGATAGAATTCCTTTGGAATCTTCATGAGAACTGCCTTCATACCTTGCCCAACACTTGCTGATACTACAGAACCTTTAGCTGTAGGGTTATTAACCCTGCGTTCTCCGATCTGGATAGTATTGTCTGTGACAACTTCCCACCCTTGCTCTTCAAACGCAGCGATTCGATCCCCAGTATCATTAACAATACGATATTCAAAAGCAGGGTCTTTCCCCCGCACATTAAGAACATTCCTTGTACCGTTTACTGGAGTACGGCGCTTACGCCGCTTAACTAACGATTCATTCATAGTCATTACGCAATCCCTTCTGCTGCTTTTAGATCAGCAATATATTGCTCTTTAGTCATAACCCCTTGACGAACAAACTTATTCATAACTTGCTTTTGTTCATCAGTAAGTTCAAAAGTATCTTTACTTGGTTTTCTAGTAGAGGTGTTCGATGAACCTTCAACTGCTGAAGGTTGGCCTCTCTTTGGGTTTGAAAACTTTTCAGGGAAAGTCTTTTTAACCCTCTGTTCTACTGCTTTCAGAATTTCATTTGGCTCTACATCAGGATGGCTATTTTTATATGCATGCCCAAAGGCATCTGCCATCTCTCGCATTTCGCTATCTTGTAGATACCACTTATTCCGATCTACCCAAACTGTGAAGTCAGGATGGATTTCCTGTTGAGAAGGTTGTTTCCTCTCATCTTCAAGTTGGGCTGCCCTCACTTCAGCAATAGCTTCATCAACTTCTAAGAGTTGGTCTGCATCACCATCGACAAGAGCTTGCTTCTTTTGTGCCTTAAGAGCCTCAAGTGCACGTTTATATTCAGTTTCCTTTACCTTACTGTAGTGAGTCTTTAGCGCCTCAACTGTCTTATCCATATCTTTGATTTTACGATTTTGTGCTTCAATCTTATCAAAGAGAGGCTTGCGCCTTACAAACTCTTTAGCATCAATGAAATCATCAGGATCACCTTCAAAGTCTTTCCTCCAGCCCATTTCAATGGCTTTTTGTTCAATAGGAGAAAATTCTTGTTCTTGATTTTCTTGTTGCTGTTCTTGACCTTCTTCTTGGTTATTCTCTTCACTCATCTTCTAATACTCCTAAAACGTCTTCGTCATTAAGCAGGATAAATTCCGTATTAGGAACTGCACCTCCTGCATATTTCTCAAACAAGATATGACTGCCTTCTGCAATCCCTTGTTCTTCTGCACTTGATCCAAATTGATGCTTATAGGCTGTGGAACCAATGGAGACAACTGTTCCTGTAGTCATCGCTCTTTGTTCTCGCTTATCAAGTTCAATCTCAAGTCCTGCGGCCTTTGCACGCTTAATAAGATCATCTGCATCTTCTACCTTATCAGGCAGAACAATAAGACGATGCAATACTGGCTTAATTTTCATCTGATTCCTCTATACGAAATTGTTGTATCTCTCGGTATGCATGAATAAATCCCCTAAGAAAATTATCCATATCTGGGTCTAGTCCCGCACTCCCTGCTAAACTGTCTTTAGCATCTGAAATCCGTTCCTCTGCTGCTGAGAAAAAAGCCTTAGTTACAGGATTAGACTTCCAATCCATAAACTCTTCCTTATTAATCATTTACTCTCCTTTTTTAGGTTGCTGCCTCATCTTCTGTTGATGCTGTTGCTCTTGTTGCCCCATCTTCATCATATGACTCTCAGCCGTTTGTTGCTGTCCCATCATATGATCTGCTTGGGCCATTCTTAATTTCAATTCAGCTTCTTTAACTTTAAAGACCAAATCCATTTGTTGCATTTGAGCTTTCATCTGCATTTCTTGTTCTGCTGAAGCTTGCTCTAATTGCATCTTCATTTCAGCGATCTGCATATCATGCTGTGCCTTCATTTGATCCAACTGTGCTTTAGCTTTTAAGGCTTCTGTCTTAGGATCGGGTTTCGGCTGGGGCTGCATAATCAATTTCTCAATTGCAGGTTCTTCGTATGCTACAAGGATTCTCTGAGTTACTTCCATCGGATTGATTGTACCCAGCGGAAGAAGTTGCGCCAATCGCTCTGCTTTCTGAGCCCTCAGCTCCTGCGAAGCAGCAGTTGGATCAGCAGAGGGGATAATATCATTAGGGTTTCCCTGATAATCACTTTCCTGCAACGGCTCATCGAGTACGTCTACGATCTCAGATAGATCAAGATAGTCAGCATTCAACTTATATATCTTACGGAATTCATCAGTGAGAGACCGATAGATTCGCTTATAGATAGCAGTGAAAAGCCGCATTCCTTCTTGCACACTAGCCATAGTAGTCGTAGCTGGTGTATTCTGTCCCGGCATCTTACCAGTAAAGATTTCTGCAATAGAGGCGAGTTCTTTAGAAGCTTGTTGTAAAAAGCTTAACAATTGGAATAAAACAAGACTAGGTTCGTTTATAGGAAGCGGGAAAATCTGCTTCTTAATATCATCTCCTGTAGCATTTACTGCCTTCCATTCTCCCGGAGTAAATTTAGCATCTCCAAGTTTAATTCTAAGACCTTTTCCAATGAAACCAGATTGAAGGTTTGAAAGCGTTCCAGCATCGATAAGTTGGTTGATAAGAGTATCGACGCTTGCATTAATGCTTCCAAGTAATCGTCCGAATCCGATATCATAAAATCCCCCATCTGGATTGGGAAAGAAAGAGAATTTAGTGTAATATTCAGTAGGGGTGATCTTTGCAATCTCCCCCTTGTCATTCATTACAACATCTTCTTCCCTGAATCTCGCTACAATCCGTAATACCTTCTCCGTTGCTTCCTCAAAAACAACAATGTAAGGTTCAGGATAACCATCATCATCCAAGTCATACCAAGTATGCTGTTCAAGAATGATATAAGGAGTCGTTTCATCATCCTCAGATGGTTTAGTCCCACTAGGATTCGATTTATTAACTTCAATCTTATTAATTGAGGGATCGCCCAGATCAATATCCAAATAAATCCCGACTCTTTGCCGTTCTTTTAGAGCTCTCGGAGACATTTCGATAATTTCAGTCTTCCGTTCAGCATCCTCAAGGCTTTTAGCCCAATAATTCACTACTAAATTCTTAGGATAGACCAGCGTAGAGCAATTCCGCCCCTTGTCTGGGTGGTAGTAAGTCTTTTTAAACACAGTTCCAGCAATAGGAAGAGCGATTAGGAGTCTGTCCATCTCTTCTTCCCATTCAACCATCTCTTCCATGACCTGATAGGACATGTGTTTGCTTACTCGAATTGCTCTCGCTTCCTTTTGACCTTGTGGGTCACTCCCAACTACCCTACATTTAACAATTTGTCCATCAGCAGGAACAAGTGTAGGATATGCCCTAGCAGCAAATTGCATAGCTGCTGTAGAAAGAAGGGGGAATTTTACATTACTTGCATTGGGCCAAGGATAAGTCTTTGATTCAGTAATCTGCAAAGCCATCTTAGTCCATTTTTCAAGATTCTCTTCCCACTCACTACGGCTCTTTTTATCCGCACAATATCCTTGTGAGCATTGCTTCCCAATCTTCTGCAATTGATCTTCTGAGAGAGAATCAGCAATATTAATAGCTGAAATATTTTGAATTATATCCATTTAGTATCCTGTATGTTCCGAACGACCTTCATCGATATTAGATTCTTGAAGTTCTCTCAGATAGTCTTCATCCTCTTGTTCCTCTTTTGTAGGCGCCTCAATCATCTTATCTAAGAGCCTACCCATGTATGCTAATGCATCTACTTGGTCATCGTGCTTAGAGCGAGGGAATGTCATGCATTCATCCTCTAAAGTTTGATACCAATCTTCTGACTTATCAAACTTCACTCCACCAGCTCTCATTCGAGCTTGGATGCTCTTTGCACGAGTAACCTTATCCAGTCCCATTGTTTTGAGCTTTTCAATCGTAGGGAACTGTCCTGTCTTTACCATAAGCTGATTCAAGAAAGGACCAATAGACTTGCTAATTTGTCCTTCCTCGATACCGATTGCAAGAGGGTCATAAACCTTATGTAATGCAAGAGTCGTTTCTGCAATTTCCAATCCATCCATTCGAGCACGGATTACATTCTTTATATGCAGAAAATTATCTTCATCTACGCCCCCTACTATAAACACACTCCAATCGCTTCTTTCCTTTTGGGAGATTGCTAGATCGACAGTAATGTAATAGTTTAACTTCTTCTTCCTATCTTCTTCCCGTATTGGGAGAAAGTCATTCTTCTTAAAGTAAGTTGAGGATTCATCGATAGGAACATTCAAGTATTCCTGAGAATAAACGTCTGCCAAACCCCTATCAATGTAGCTCTGTCTTTCTTCTTTGAGAGCTTCTGCTGTCCATTTATCAGGCCAAAGAATCTCAGAGAAATCAGGATTATGAGCTTTATATTTTACGCTCTTCCAGCTACCCTTGCGAGTAGTGGTAATCTTAAGCCCCTCATGAACTGTCTGCTTATCATTCTCTTTAGGCATGAAGTTCTCAAGCATAGAGTCAAGATGCAGAATCGTTCCTACATATCTAATGATGCCTTCACGACTACGGCATGGTAAAAGAGCTCCATAGAACCATCTCTTAAACTTATCTCGACGATCCTTGTTCATCACAATCTCGTCATTCTCTAGATCATCGCAAATGACGATGTCAGGACGTTTCCCATCCCAAAGAAGACCTCGAAGTTTCTGTTCTGCACCTTTAGCAATAATTCGGAACTTCGTTCCATCGAGGAATTCTACAATCACATCA